TAAACCACATTTCACTTTGCGCGGATTATGTGGACCTTCCCGCCGGTGATCCGGACAATCCGCCAGCTTTGCCGGTGGCGCCATGATTATCGGGCGGATGAAATGGCGGATTACTCTACTTCAGCCTGTTAAAACTCCGGACGGAATGGGCGGCTCGAAAACGACTTACCAACCTGTCGGTAAGGTGTGGGCGGAGTTTAGGAATCCAAACGTCAAGGAGATTCCAGCCGTCGGCACGGTCGTCGGCGATTTGGTCAGGCTGATGTCCATCCGGCGTCGGACTGACATCAAACGCGGCTGGCGTGCCCAGAATGACGGACGAACCTACGACGTGCTGCACACCTATGACATCGATCGGGAAACCACAGTGATTGTTTGCCGGGAGGTTGTGTACTGAGATGGCTGTTTTCACGGTAAATCTGGGCATCAACGATATCCAACGGTCTCTCGGAGCTTTCAAAACTTACGACGCCCAGACCCAGGCAAAACTGCGTTCGGCAGTTCAAACCTCAACGTCGAACATCATGCTGGGCGCTAAACGGCGGGCGAGGGTGAAGTCCGGGGGGTTGGTAAAAGGCATTTCCATGTCTTACGACGGCATTCGAAACATCGGCATTGTCCGGGCAAAATCTTCGCACGCCCACCTGGTGGAATACGGCGCCAGGGCCGCGAAAGAGCGGCCAAGAAACAAGAGGGCTCTGCACAGCAGCGCATTGACAGGAAGCGGTTTTGCCGCTGCCGCGAACATTCCGGCGCGGCGGGAGTTTCCTTTTATGCGACCTGCATTCGAGGACGAGAAACTGAACCTGGTCAGGTCGGCTGAGGCGGCGATCAAACCATGATTATCATGCGGCGCATACCCATGACAGCCCTGCAGACAGGGCTGTTTAGCTTATTGTCTGCCGGGCAGACAACGCCGGTATATGACGACGTCCCGGAGAATGCTGTTTTCCCGTATATCACAATCGGCGCCTTCACCTGTAAGCGGCTGCCTGACAAAACATCGGATATCTGGGAGGCGTCGATCCAGATACACATCTGGTCGGATTACAACGGCAAGGCGGAGATCAACGCGGTCGCCAACGACATTGCCACGGTGGTTTCGTCGGCCTCGATCGAGGCGCCTGGCTTTTTTGTCATCAGCCAGGACGTCGATTTCTTCGAGGCGTTTGCCGAGGAAGAGTTCGGCTATCACGGCGTTCTCACCGTCGTCATAACCATTCAAAACACTGGAGGCTGATAACATGTCCGTGAATCTACCGACTAATCCGTCACCGGCCCAGGCTACGGTCGGCAAGGATTATCTGCTTTATATCAACACCGGCACCGCTACGGTTCCGATCTGGACGCTCATCGGCGGACAGCGGGCAGGCACTCTGACCCGGAAAGGCGACACCATCGACGCCTCGGACAAGACCACCGGCGGCTGGAAAGCTTCGCTGGTCGGGCTTCTGTCCTGGTCCATCTCTCTGGACGGCCTGGTGCTGCTCCAGGACGCGGGCATTACCGCCTTGGAAACCGCTTTCAACGCCGGCAAGCAGGTCAACATTCAGTTCGTTTATCCGGACGGAAAGTATCGCACCGGCTGGGGCTCCATCTCCGAGTTGACCATCGACAACCAATACAACCAGGCCGCCACGCTGAAGGGCACTATTGACGGCGTAGGCCCGCTCTCCGATCTTACCGACCCTGCCTAAAGACGGAATAAAGAAAGGCCGGCCGGGATCGCGCTATGCGGACCTGGGCATATGACAACTCCCACCGCCTATAAGCGATGGGAGTTGTTACCCCTTAAGGTCTTTTGAGAGTCATGTCATGTTCCCCAATATTCCGCAAATAAACCGTATCAGGCTTGATGTATTGGAAAGAGACACGGACACTCATGTTTACCGATGCCTCAAAAATGTCCGCAGTCCCCTGAATCTTTTTGATGCGTAATGAAGGATGCCGTGGATTTTCTTCGATGAGCCGTAGGAACTTTTCGACCTGTTCGATGGTGAGAACACCCTTGCCGACCAATTTCTGAAGTTCTTTTATGAACTTGTCACTGCGGCTAATCTTGGGCACGTTTGATTTCCTCCAGGAGTTCGCCCGCCGAGTATTCTTTGCCGTGCCCCTTTTCGGCTATTTCCTGTTCCACTTCCTTCTCAGCGGCCTGCCATTCCTTCGACCAATACCATGCTTGCTCCTTAGGAACAAGAGTCTTCGGAGTGATGATGATTTTGCCGTTCTCGATAGTGTACTCCAGTATGTCGCCCTCACGGATTGCCAGGGTCTTGGTTAGTGATTTGGGCAGGGTCACTTGGTTCCGGCTGCGTACCTCTATGCGGCCTGTCATTTGGACGTCCTCCGTTTTCTGAATTTCTTACTTTCAGTATATCCGAATTTCACACAAAAAGAAACCCTTCATCCACAATTATTAATCAAGGAGGAAATCATGAAAAAGATCATTCCTTTTGACCACTTTGAGGCCGGGCAAACCATTTACTTCGACATCGTTCGCCTTGCCGAGCTGGAGAAAGTACTGGGCGATTCCATCATAAATGTGGTCCGGCGCCAGGACGCCGGCATTAACTTTTGCATCGCGGGCTGCCTGGTCGGCCTAAAGCACCACTATAAGCGGCCGACAGCGGCGCTCATGGCTGAGAAGATTGAGGAATATCTCGACAAGGGCGGCAACCTGGACGAGCTGGCCCTGCCCATCGTGCAGGCCATCCTGGCCACCGGCATCTTCGGAAAGGTGGATCAGGAAAGAAAAAACGCGGAAGAGCCCAAGGCGTAACCTTCGAGTCTTTTGCGGAGTGGGTTGAATGGGCGGAGCCTTTGGCCTACGGTCAGCTAGAGCTGAAGCCTTGGGAGTTCGGCCGATTGCAGCCACAAGAATTCATCTTGCTCCTGGAAGGCTACTCTTGGCGCCGGAGACAGCAGGAAAACATGATCGCTTACTTCGTCTGCCAGTTGATGAACATCGAGGGCAAATACCTGGCCCAGCCGATCGGCGTCGCCGACCTTCTGGAGCCGATCCGGGGCGAGCGCAAGCAAAAACGCAGCGACGATGAGGAATATCTGCGCGAGCAGTTCAAGGATATCCTAAGAAAGGAAAGGGTGTGAGGATTGTCGACTATCGCTGAACTCCTAGTCAAAATCGGGGGCGACAACTCCGGGCTGAAGAAAACCCTGGATGACAGTCAGTCCAGTGTACAAACCGCCTTCTCCACAATCCCCATCACTAACTTCACCGGCGCGATCAGCGGGGCGGCGGCCGGCATCGGCGGCATGATCGGCAAGCTCACAGGGTTGGCCACACTTGTCGCCGGTGGCTTCGGCCTGGGCGCCATCGTCGAGAGCGCCGTCAATGCCGGCGAGGCGGTTTATCAACTTAGCACCCGGCTCGGTGTGAGCACACAGGAGGCCGCAAACCTATCCAGGATTCTAAAACTGACCGGCGCCGACGGCGATTCATTCGCGGGCGCCATGCTGCGGCTCGATAAGAACTTTAATGCGTCAGGGCAGGCCGGGGAAAAAACCCGCGCCACCCTGTCGCTTTTTGGTGTATCTCTTACCGACAGTGCCGGTAAACTGTTGCCGCTTAACCAGCAGTTGGAGAACCTGAGCAAGGGCTACAAGCTGGCCGAAGCCAACGGCCTCCAGCAAGAATTCATCATGGAAACGCTGGGCGTGCGCGGCATGGCGCTCGTCAAAACGCTAAAAGACTACGGCGAGGCTGCCGAAAAAGCCGCCCAAATCCAGGGTATCGGCCTCGACCCCCAAAAACTGCATGATCTGAAACTGAATATGGAAGTCGTGTCGATGCAGGCCGGCCAGATCGGGCTGGCGCTCGCCGGCGCCCTGACGCCGGTAGCGCAGGAGTTGTTTCCGCCGATCATGTCTGGCCTGCAGACGACGGCGGCCTTCCTGAGTGAGAATAAAACCCAAATTGTTGAACTGACAAAGGACGCCCTGGAACTGCTTGCCGCATATAAAGGCATCCAGCTGGCAGGCGGCGCCGCCAGTGCCATTGCTTCCTTATGGCAGACCGCAGCTGCACAGGCAGCCGCGTCGTCCGCCACGCAGGCTGCCGCTGCCGATGGACTTTCCGCTGCACAGGAAAGAGCTATCGCCCGGGCCGTCGCTGCGAGCGATAAAATGTATGCCAAGATGCAGGCCGACGCGGTAAGAACCGCGCAGCAGGCGGGCCTGAGCGCGGAGGAAACCGCTGCGGTTATCGCCGAGAAGTGCGTCGAGATCGCCAATGCCGGCGCGACCGCGGCCGCGAAAATCCGGGCGGATATGACCGCAGCCTTTACGGCTCAGGCCGAAGCAGCCCGGATCGCCGCAGCCGAGTCTGTTGCTGCTAATGAAATGACCGCCGCTTCCGCGAGGGTGGCCGCAACAGCCGAGGCGGAGCTGACAACTGCGACGGCTGCACAGGGAGTTGCTGCGGTGGCCGCTGGCGAGCAAACGGTCGGCGCGATGGCGACGGCCAAAGTGGCCGCCGGCAATTTCCTATCAAGCCTATGGGCCTTGGCTGGCGGCTGGGTCGGCGTGGCTGTGTCCACAGGCTTCGCTATAAAAGCCCTGGTCGAGTATCTGGATGGGCTTCATAAGGTTCAGAGCTACAACCCCAGGGCGGAGGTCTGGGACGATCCCAGCCGGCCTGGAAAGCACCTGGTCGGCCGCACCGTGGCCGGCCACTGGGAAGAGGCTCCCGGCACCGAAATGGGCGGCTACTGGGTGCCCGAACATACCGAGCGGGTTGCCATGACGGACGCCGAGGAAGAAGAACATGCCGCCTATACCGCCTGGCGACAGAAACAGGAAAATAACAAGCCCTGGCTCCAAGACGGCAGCAATATTGACCCCACTCTGGCCGCCCAGATGGCCGCCATCGAGGCGGCCGGCCGGAAAAACCCGACTCATTCCGTTCACGACCATCTGGCGCAAATACAGCGGGCCAACGAGCAGGCGGCCCAGCTCATGGCCGATCTGAATAAACGGATCGCCCAAAGCACCAGCATTGCCTACGAGGCCGGGATGGCGAACATCACCGATGAAGTCCAGCGCATGAACAACCAGGTCGCCGAGATCACCAAGAACGGCGGCGACGCCTCGGGCCTCTCTGAGAAAATCACCCAATACCAGAAGGTCGCGGCGGAAAAAGTCAAGCGGGTTTGGCGTGAAGCGTGGCAGGATGTCAAGGATCAGGCGGCTCTGGTGAACGCTCAGTTGCTGAATGATAAGAATGCGGAGGCCGATGCCGAGTATCAGATCGCGCTGACCCGAATCGAGAAGGAACGTCAGGGCGAAATCAACGCCATCGCTCAGAATGGCAACGATCAAGAAGCTATAAGCCAGGCGAACGCGGACGCCGAGGCCAAGAAAAAGCTGGCCGCCCGAAAGCGGGATTACGCCAAGGGCGACAATCTGCTCCAGCAGGACCGCGACGCCCTGGAAAGCGCCCAGTTGCAAGTCGCCATTGCCGGCAAAACGCAGGCCGAGATAGACGCCATCCGTCAGCAGGGACTCAATCAGTACATTGCCGATCTAAATGACCAGTATGCAGCCGCGGCTGGTGATGCGGAGCGCCAGCTCGCAATTCAGCGCCAGCTCGCCGATGCGATTTCACAGCAGCACCAAATGGCCGCCACCCATATAAAGACGGCTTGGGATGTCGCTTTTGCCGAAATCCGGGATGAACAAACCAACTATGCCGACATTATCGTCGATGCCTGGCACGATATTAAAAGCACCACGACGGACACCTTCACGAAGATGGTCACGGAGGGAATGTCCGCCACCACGGCGCTCCGGAACATTTTCCAGTCCGTCGTTC